GGAAGGAAAAGAGACGGGGCAAAATAACCGCCTCTACGCTTCCCGATCTGATGAAAGCGGGCAAAGGTTGTCCCTTTGGCAAAGCCGCGTTAGACGCGATGTATTTAGTACGGTACGAGCGTAGAACCGGGACGATGCGAGAAAACGGAAGTAACAAGGCGTTTGATTGGGGACATGAAAACGAACCGCTAGCGGTCGAATGGGTACGGAGCCAGTTAATGAACGAGATCAAGTCGTGTACAACCGATTTTAAGGACATTGTTTTCAATGAACCGTTTGAAGGATTCGGAGATTCACCGGATTTCTATGTGTACGGATTTGACGGGAAAGTTATCGCTCTGGGTGAGATCAAGTGCCCGATGTCGCAAGGAAAGATCGAATCGCTGCAGTTCGGAAATACCATCGACGAAAAGGACGAATATTATTGGCAATTCCTCGGACACTTTTTAGGTCGCCCGGACGTAGACAAATTGTATTATGTCATTTATGACGGCTATGTAAACGACGGTCGAATACTCGAAATGAATCGAGCCGATCACGTGGAGAATATAAAGAAACTCTATGATCGAATCCGGTTGGCTAGCGAGATGATAGACGAATCTATCCGTTCCGGTCTGGACTTGCTTGATTGTGTCGATAAGGCAAAAGCGGTATTAGAATTAAAGATGCAGATCGAGGCGTTAAAGCCGGAAGCGAAAAACAGTGTTCCGGTTAAAAATCAGATTTATAAGATACGGAAGGAGTTAAAGAAGTTAATCACCAATAAAATAAAAAAAGCAGCATGAATAAATTAATTAAAACAGAGAATATTCTTTCTTACTTGAAAGAATACCGTACAAATATTCCTATTGATTCTTATCGGGATATTGAGTGCGTATTAGGCAGGGAGTTAGTTATTAATGATGAAGAATTACGAACCGACCTGAAAAGCGACGGGACGAGTTATTTGTGTCTCGAAATAGACAACTCGACATCTCTTAGATTTAAAGTAACCGAATCATTTATGTATAAAACATTTCCGTATGATTCTGTGTCTGTAAAATGCATCTTAGATAATTATTCCGTTCACGCTGTACCGTCACAACACTAACACAACACGATTAATCACATTTTTTTATAAACACTTTAATAAACACAAAATTATGAACACTTGGTTTTTAACGAAAATTCGCTACGAGAAAGTAATGGAAAACGGGATGCAAAAGAAGGTAACTGAACCGTATTTAGTCGATGCATTAAGTTTTACCGAAGCAGAAGCGCGAATAATCGAAGAAGTAACGCCGTTTATCTCCGGTGAGTTTACAGTGTCCGACATTTCCCGAGCACATTATAGCGAGATATTTACAAGCGAAGAGGATTCCGCCGATAAATGGTTTGCCGGGCGACTCGCTTTTACTACACTTGACGAGAAAAGCGGCAAGGAGAAGCGAACGTATACGAATGTACTTATACAAGCCGCAGACATTCACGACGCAATGAAGAAACTCGACGAAGGAATGAAAGGAACGATGGCGGATTATTCTTCGATTCTTCTCAAAGAAACGGCGATTGTAGATGTTTATCCGTATGAAGCGAAAAAATAAATACTTTACCAAATAATATTATTAACCAATAATGCCGCCGAAAAGGACGGCGTGAGGTGAAAGCCCTCGTATTTAAGTTTAATGTTCTACGTCTAATCAGCGTAGTGAATATCTGGTTAGACGACAAATAATTTTAAATATATGGCAAAGTATAACAATGTAAAAATAGACGGATACGACTCTAAAAAGGAATATCGACGCGCTAAGGAGTTGAAGCTACTCGAAAAGAAGGGGATTATAACCGGATTACAAGAGCAAGTAAAATACGAGCTTATTTCGCCTCAATATCGTTTCTATGAAGTGCAGGGAGTGCGGAAGATGCTACGTAAAAAGAAGCTGATCGAACGAGGAGTTTACTACATCGCGGATTTCGTTTATTATCGGGATGGTTAGTATATCGTCGAAGATACTAAAGGTGTTCGGACAAAGGAGTATATAATCAAACGTAAGCTCATGCTTTACGTTCATGGAATTAAAATAAAGGAGGTATAAGAATGGTGAAGAAAACAGCACAAAAGCAAGTAAAACACGATTGTCGAATGTGTCGCAATGGAGGAAGAGAGAATAATTTTATTTGCTATTGTTCCGTCCTGAAAGTAGGACGGGCGATCGGGATAAGGATTTGTAGTTATTATGTCGCTCGATAGACTTTATAAGTGTGATGAATATAGACGGATATACGCTAACCGAAAAGATGCGAAAAGCGCGACGACGTTTCAGATTTACCGCCACCGAACAAGCCCTTTTTTACGAATTAGTGGCTATTTGTAACGGCGAAGATTGGAGGGACGTTTTCGATTGCTCGAACATTGAACTTTGTTTTGCGCTTAACGTGAATGAGAAAACACTAATAAAAGCCCGTGAGTCTTTAATAAATGCAGGATTGATTTATTATAAATCTGGTAAAAACAAACGTATTATAAGCTCTTATTCTTTCGTGAAGGAATTTAAAACCACTGTAACTACTACTGTAAATTTTACAGCCAATCAAACAGCCAATCAAACAGCCAATAAGGGAGCCAATCAGACAGCCAATGATACAGGGGATAAGGGAGTCAATGATACAGGGGATAGTACAGACTATAATAAACTAAAACAGAAACCAAACATAAATATACTCTCTAAAGTCTCTCATGGAGATTTTGATTTTATATCTAATGAGTTTTTAGAGACGTTTACTCTTTGGCTTGAATACAAGAAAGACAGGCGGGAAAATTACAAATCGGAAAAGTCACTCAAAGCGTGTTACAACAAATTAGTGAAATTGAGCAAAGGTAATCCGGCGGTCGCATCTCAAATCGTAGATGAATCGATTGCGAATAATTGGGCGGGATTTTTTGAACTAAAGAATAATAAAAACGAATATGGAAACAAGAAGCAAACAGACTCTACCGATAGCGGCGATTCTATCATACGGACTACCGTACTATGACGAGCCGATAGAAGTAGAGAAGCGCCCGGAGTGGTTTAAAGCGTGTTGCAAATACGTTTGCCCCGGTTTTAAGATTGACGATTCGAATAGAAACATAATGAACCAACTGTTTTTGTATACTGAAGGACGATCCGAGAAGCTAGATTCAAATAAAGGGCTATTGTTACGAGGTGACATCGGTACAGGAAAAAGTACTATCATGCAGATTCTAAACCGATATAGTTGTTTCACACGCGGCAAAGCAAAGGGCGGCTATCCGATCGGTGGTTTTAGGATTGATTCGGCTTCCTGTATTGCAAACGGCTTTTCGATGCGCGGAAAGGATGCACTAGAATTGTATACTTACAACAACGGTACGCCGCGAATGATCTGTTTTGATGAACTAGGACGCGAGCCAATCCCGGCAAAGTATTTCGGTACTGAACTAAACGTGATGCAGTATATTTTCCAATGTCGGTACGAGTTGAGACATGAGGCAATAACTCATGTTACAACGAACTTAACGATTAAGGAAATACAGCGTATTTACGGCGCGTATATCGCGGATCGAATAAATGAAATGTTTAACGTCTTGGACTTGAACGGAGCTAGTAGAAGATAATTAATACAACGAAACCATGCGAAGCAGAAAAAAGAAACTTGTGTATTTTAAAAAGATTCCGGTTCGCGTCGATCTGGAACAATGGCAAAGGCTCGATAAGATTCGCGCTGACTACCATTTCAAAAGCACATACGAGATTATGCAGTACATTTTAGGCTGCTTTCTCCGGGTTGCCGATCCGATGCCAGGCGATGATGATGAAGAAGTACTACCGGACGAAATCAAAGAAATGTTCTACGATCTATCACAGGCGGAACGACATTTCGAGTATGTAAAACCAAAACGAAAACTACCACAACACAAGGTAGACGAAATGAACGGACAGAAACGATTAGAAGGATTTTAATATGGTTAAAAAACTATCAAACACAAATTATTTGCACGACGTTCCTGTAGAACACGCCGAAGCAAACGAACGGAATCGGAAGTATATCGACCGATTTGTTTCAGAGAATTATAACGGCTTAGTTGCCAAGTTTTCACCTCTAGACGGCACAATAAATTCAAGTGCTTTCGGAGCACTCGATAAATTAAACTCTACGATTATCTCGCTCTATACTGATCCAAATTTACACTTTACAGATTGGGAACAGGCGAAACAATATCTATCGAACAAGTTTACAGAAAAGGCAATTCGCGTTCCGGTGAAGAAGCCTGTCAAGAGTGAAGTAGTAGAGAACGAGGACGAATTTATTAACGACTAATATTATTGCTTCAATGAAAGACGTAGAACTATTTAACGATCATTTCCAGAACTATAAAACATACGGTATTCCGAAAGCACAACTAATCATTGCGGATATTCCCTACAACATTGGGAAGAACGCATACGGTTCTAATCCATCTTGGTATATCGACGGAGACAATTCTAATGGAGAAAGCGAATTAGCTGGAAAAGAATTTTTCGATACCGATAAGGATTTTCGAATTACTGAATTTCTTCATTTTTGTAGCAAGATGCTCGTTAAAGAGCCAAAAGAAAAAGGAAAATCCCCCTGTATGATTGTCTTTTGTGAATTTCAGCAACAATTCGAACTTATACAGAAAGCGAAGGAATACGGGCTGAACAAATATATCAATCTGGTATTTAAAAAGAACTTTTCGGCACAAGTTTTAAAGGCTAATATGAAGGTCGTTGGTAATTGTGAATATGGTGTACTCTTGTATCGGGATAAACTGCCAAAATTCAATAATGGCGGTCGGATGGTATTTAATTGTTTCGATTATCCTAGAGACATAGATACACCGCGGATTCATCCGACACAAAAATCAGTTCCGTTGCTTGAGCGGTTGATCGAACTTTTCACCGATGCGGGTGATGTTGTAATAGACCCATGCGCCGGAAGTGGTACAACATTACTTGCAGCCGCTCAATGCGGGCGAAAAGCATACGGATTTGAGATAAAGAAGAAGTTCTATGCAGATGCGAATAAAATCATTTTGTCGCGGATGCAGCCTAGAATGTTTGTGTAGAACTAATAAACGATAGAATTATGGCAATATTAGATTAACTATACGACGATTGAGCATTTCGTGTATAGCTAAAATTTTAAGAATTGTATATACTTAGACTCGTTTAATTACTATAAACTGACCTTTTTCCAATTTCGATGTTAATTCTTTGTATTTTCTAAAAGCTTCATCTTCGGTCAGTAAAAAGTAAACAGAGTCAGTCATAATCGTTGTGAAAGTTCTAGGATCACATTGATAAAGAATAAAACCAAATAAATACTGTTCCATAAGTATAAAATAAAAATAGGTTATACGACGATTCAAATGTAATTAATTTATCTAAGAAATAAAAGAAATAACAATAAATAGAGCTTTTCGGGCTTTGTATATTCTATAAAGAATGAATCAAACGCAAAATCAATCAAAGTATTATTATTCCCCTCGTTTTCGACACTTCAATATCTATCGTCGCGATCCAGACGGAGACACAAAGGTAGATGATGCGGCAACGCAAGAAGAGGCGAAACGGAAAGTCTACGAGTTAAACGGATGGAATTACAAACCTAAAAATAACACGGTAAAATGAGTAAAGTAAAACAGTACATCGAACAAGCCACAAACGAGCGCATCCGCTCGCGTGGCTTAATCCGAAAAGTCGCTATTGAAGCGGCTCGGATACAGAGAGACGAAACGAGGCGGCAAGCTATCGAAGTGTATAAACAAATGTGTCCGTCTAAGAACTGCAAAGGTTGTGCAAGCCGGATACACAAACAGGAAACGCAGTCGACTCGATGCGATGGTAATTGCGCCCGGATTAGGTTACTTGTTAACGGACTGGATCGGATCGAAACGTTATGTATATAATTAGGCGTATTCAATGCAAGTCGGGCAATGTGTCCGAGACGCATTTAGTTGAGATAGAAACGGACGACATCGAGGCGACACGAAAGGAGTTGCACGATTGTTATCAATGTGATAAGATTCTTTTTAATTATGACGAACAATGAGTAGAAACCCGCATTACATTAAGATGATTAACTCCAACAAATGGAAGTTACTTCGAGCTAAGAAGCTACAAAGCAATCCGGTTTGTGAGATGTGCGAGGCGAACAATCGCAGTACGCTTGCAACGGAAGTACATCACACTGTCCCGGTTGAGTCCGTGTCGCATGAACTCGGAATGAGACAACTAATGTTTGATTATAACAATCTGGAAAGTCTATGCCATTCGTGCCATTCCGATAAACATCGGCGCGCTTTCAGTCATTCGAAAGAGGCGGTGCAGGCGAATAATAAACGAATGACGGAACGTTTTGTTGATAAGTTTTTGAAATGATAGCACTTTATTAGGGCTAATATTTTGTTAGCCCTTTTTTCTTTGATCTACTGCTGTCTTGCTTATGATTTCTTTTTGAGCGGCGATCCCTTTTGTTTTAAGATTTTTGCAATATTCTTCTATCCTTTCTTTATCTCCTTCTCCATCTTTTGTGCAAAAGATATTTAATTGATTTAAACTAAATAGTAGATTTGTCTTTTTCTCATTCATGCTTCTAAGTTGAGTTAATATTTCTAATCTAGATTTATTGTCATAGGTAAATATCGTAATTATTTTAGAATCTTCTTTTTTTATTTGTTCATTCGATTGGTTTCTAAAAAAATGTTCAAAATAGTGATAATCGGTACTTCCCAATGAATGTCCAAAGAAGATTACTTCATCGGCAAGTATCATGTCGTATTGTATATTATGCGAGCGAAAATGACGGCTAAATGATTTTATCATAAATAAATAATCATCCTTCACTTCTGCCGAATCTTCAAAACCTAATATTATTGATTTATCATTTACTTTTCCATGAACATACTCTATTTCAATTTGATTATTAAAGGTTTTCTTTACATCTAATATATCGATGATCTTTTCTAAATCTGTATAATTATATGTGTACACTTTTTTGAAAAGGTAATTATTTATAACTGATTCAATAAGCATACATGCCGCCGACTCTTTGTTTATACTTTCATAGCTTAAACTAGATAAATAATCACATAATGAAACTCTTAAGAGTTCAAAATCTTTTTCTGTTTTATTAAATAGAATATTTTTCCCTTTATCATCTAAGGCAAATCTTTTTAATTCATTCTCAATGTCAATCCATTTTTTATCATGATATGTTTCACTGATATATTTAAATAGTTTACTTCCTCTCCTAATGTTCTGTTTTTTAAAGTATTTACTTTCAATGAAATTAGAGTATTTAGTTGGCAACCCTAAATCTAAATCAAATCCATTCCCAATTATTAATAAGTTATTCATAGTCTTTCTTTTTGGGTAAAAATAGTAGTTTTATTATTACATTCAAAATTAAATGCTAATAAATCTTTTATTTTGAAAGAGGGGGGCGGTTTTTTATTTTTTAACGCGATACGCTAAACCCACCTCACCTCATATTTACACGCGCGAGTAATTTTTGAAACGAGGGGGTGCGCGTTGGGGGTAAGCTTTTTGTGCGCATCTTCCGAGCTACCAAATACTTGCAATCTTTTCCTATATGCAAAAAGCCTATAAAAATGTGTGATTTGGACGACATAAAAGAAAAGATTCGCGCCGCGATGGAGTCGCAGGGAACATATACGGAAGATTTAGACCTCTGTATAACTCTTTGCGCAGGTTCATATATGGCGTTTCAAATTGCACTAAACGATATTTCAAAGAAGCGTATGAAGTCATACGTGAAAGAAGTGTCCCGCGAAAATAATGATAAACTTACGGCGCATCCTGCTTTCAAAGTTTTATTCGATGCACTCGAAGCAACGCGCAAACAATTACGCGAACTTGGTTTGACCTTTCAAACGCTTTCTGCATCTGACGACGACGAAGTAAACGACCTGATTAACGAAGTAAACAAAATAGATCGCGATGAACAAGGAGAATAGAGACAATTTGATAGCGTTAAAGCAGTCGGTTATCTCCGACTTGCATAACATCGACGTTGATTCGTATAAGCTAGACAAGGCAGACGAAAGACTAAATGTGTATATCAAAGGTTGTATTAACAATCCGGACGCGCACAACCTTTACGAGTTACTAGCCGTTCACCGCTTCTTTGTTTTCCTCGATAAATACGAGTTTCGGATCAAGGAAGTAAAGAAGTTCGTCACGTTCTATGAGCGTTTGAAGTTTTCCGGCACGAAGGGAAAAACTAGATACAAGCTGACTCCGATACAAGTGTTTCAGTTCTCTAACATTCTCGCATTTTACAAGCCCGGAACAAACAAACGTTTGATTCGTGAAGCTCTTCTATTCGTTCCACGTAAATTCAGTAAGACAACAAGCGTAGCGAGTCTTTCGATTAACGATTTGTTGTTCGGTGATGCGAACGCACAAACATACGTTGCTGCAAACTCATATAATCAGGCGAAAGTTTGTTTTGATGAAATACGTAATATTTTAAAGTCTCTCGATCCGAAGTTTAGGCACTTCAAAATTAATCGAGAAATCATATATAACCGCATAAAGGGAAAAACCTCTTTTGCCCGTTGCCTTGCCTCTAACCCGGATAAATTAGACGGACTTAACGCAAGCATGGTAATAGTAGACGAGTATTCACAAGCCGATAGCGCCGCATTGAAGAATGTATTAACTTCCTCAATGGGCGCACGGCTCAACCCTTTAACCGTAGTAATTACGACCGCATCCGATAAAGAAACGGCTCCATTCGTCGAAATGCTCAAAATGTATAAATCGATCCTACGAGGTGAGATTGAAAATGATTCCATATTTGCACACATCTTTGAGCCAGACGTAGACGACGAGGAAGGCGATCCGGCAACGTGGCGTAAAGTGCAACCACACATGGGTATAACTGTTTATGAAGATTTCTATATCGACGCATACCAGAAGGCTTTATATAGCGCACCGGACGCGCTAGAGTTTCGAACAAAGTTACTTAACGTATTTACTACCGACCAAACAACAAAATGGATTGAGGCAAAGCAGATCGAAGAACGATTCAAAGATATTAGAATAGAAAATATTGGTACTTATCCGCTTACGATGGTGGCGGTTGATTTGTCCGTTCGAGACGACTTCTCTTCGGTTACTTATAATATCTATTCGAAAGAAAGCGGCTCTTTTCATTCGCATACGGACTACTATTTCCCGGAAGGAGCTTTGAAAGATCATCCGAATCGGGAACTTTACGAAGGTTGGGCGAAAGCGGGCTATTTAATTCTTTGTGACGGTGATATTATCGACTATCAGCAAATAGTAAACGATATACTTGCGCGTGCAAAGTATCTACAAATTATGGGAGTTGGCTATGATCCTTATAAATCGGCTGAATTTGTGAATCTTCTTACTTATTCCGTAGGCGGTGCGAGTGAATATATTAAGCCTGTTAAACAGACATACGGAACGTTTACAAGCCCTATCGAATCCTTTGAACTTGCTTTGTATCGGAGTAAGCTCACCTTTAGCCCTAATCCGATTACGCCGTACTGTTTTAGTAATGCGGTATTAGACGAAGATCGGAACATGAATAAGAAGCCAGTCAAGAAAACGCATAACGCGAAGATTGATTCGACTATAACAAACCTAATGACATTCTACTTATTTAATAACATGGAGGTATAATGAAACTATCTTTTAATTTTGAATTGGGACGTTCAAAGACGCAAAAACGCGCCTTAAATGCAGAGATGAGCACAACGGATAAAGATGCGGCGATAAACTCCCGATTACCATCGTTACCCGGTCAGCCAATAGATGTGCATAACAGTAATCAAGCAATGAAACTTTCAGCCGCATATAGATGTACTTCTATTCTTTCGGGGACTATCGCGTCTTTACCGCTTATAATTAAACGGAAAAAAGATGGATATTTCTCACCAGACGAGGAAAACGATTTATATACGATATTAACCCGTATGCCTAACCGACGAATGAATAGTTTTGAAATGGTTAGGAATATGGTTGTTCAAATCGTAAATCAAGGAAACGCCTACATCGTTATCCGTCGAAAGTTCGGCAGTGTTAGCGAACTTGTATTATGCGCAAATAATACAGTAACCTATGACAAATTGAATGATGTTTATATTATTTCTGATCCATATAACCGGATATATGGGCGTTTTGAATCCTACGAAATAATCCATCTTAAAAATAATAGTTTGGACGGGGGATATACAGGAGTAAGCACAATAATGTACGCTAGCCGTATCTTTTCCATAGCCGCGAGTGCAGATAATCAGAATTTACGAACCTTTCAGAATGGAAGTAAAATAAAGGGGCTTGTTTCCGGTGCAAAAGAGATAAATAAAGGGTTGCCCGGTGCAGGTATGACGGATATTCAACTTTCTACGGTTGGAGATCGCATAGAGGAACAACTAAACACAGGAAGAGACATTATTTCAGTTCCCGGCGATGTTGGATTTCATCAACTTTCTATAAATCCGGTTGATGCGCAGTTATTGGAAACAAAGAAATTCAGTATTCTTGATATATGTAGATTTTACGGAGTTCACCCAGATAAAGTATTTGCCGGACAATCTACTAATTACAAAGCTTCTGAAATGAGCAATGTTTCTTTTTTAACTGATACACTGCAACCAATATTGAAACAAATCGAGGCTGAATTTAATTACAAGCTGATTCCTAATTCAGTCGCTCACTTATATAGTATTTCATTTGATTTGTCATGCTTATATCAAACCGATTTAACGACACAAGCAAGCTATTATAAAGCTTTGGAAGAAATGGGAGCTCATTCCCCGAATGATACTCGTAGGGCTTTAGGAAAACCGCCCGTTGAAGGAGGCGACAAAGTGTTTATCTCCTGCAACGTTCAACCAATCGAGGCGGCTAGTCAAAAAGTAGAGCTACCCAAAAACGAAGAAACAAACATATAGTAAAATGATATTTGCAAAATATGGAAATACGAAGTTATACAGAGTTAGGTGCTCCTAAAGTTGGAGATGGAAGAATAATCGAAGGTTATGCGGTTGTATTCGGACAAGAAAGCCGTGTATTGTACGACAGGGAAAAACAACGCGCTTTTGTTGAGGTGATCGAAAAGGGAGCTATAACGGAAGAGTTATTGCGTAGTTGTGATGTTAAAGCTCTGTTAGATCATAATAAACAGAGATTGTTAGCTCGTTCTAATCGTGGTGCGGGAACTTTGTCGCTTGAACTTGACGACTACGGATTAAAATACAGATTTGAGGCTCCTAGTACTCCCGATGGAGATTTCGCCGTAGAAATGATTAAACGCGGTGATATTTTCGGTTCGTCTTTTGCGTATGCTTTAAATGAAAAGGATAAAACAAAAGTTTCCTATTCAATGAAAGACGGGTTGTTGCTTCGTACTGTACACATGATTGATCGGATTTCCGATATATCTCCCGTTGTTGATCCTGCTTTTTATGGTACAGACGTAACGGTGCGGAGTATGGACGATACGATAGCGGAGTTGTCCGGCGAGAATAAAGACTATCTAAATGAAATTAATAATTTACGCAAATCAATTTAAAACATGAGAAAAGAATTTGAAACTATTGCTCAATACAAAGAGCAGATGCGCGCTATGTTGGATAAAGCAGAAGCGGAAAAAAGAGCACTCGACGCAAGCGAGAAAGAGCAGTTTGAGCAGTTAAAAACAAAGAAAGAACTTTTGGAAATGAAAGTCGAACGCCGTGCGCTTGAAGATATTAACGCGGGACTGGTGTCAGACCGTCGCGTGTTGTTTTCACAGGCTGTTTTTGACGTCGTTAATCATCGCTCTTTGGAAGAATACAACGGAGTAGTATCGGAAGGCGGTATTAAAGTTGTAGAACGTGCGGTGACTGTTACAGATACAACCGATGCGGCTAGCATGGTTCCTGTTACAATCGGTGAAATCATTGAACCGTTAGAAAAAGGCTTGATTATTGATAAACTAGGTATCAAGATGCAAAGCGGGCTTGTAGGTGACCTTGTTTTCCCAACATTGGCGGCTGTTGAAGCAACAATTCAGGGTGAAAACGTTGCGGTTACCGATACCGAATTGAATATCGACAAAATCAAGGCTTCACCCAAACGTGTATCTATTTCTATCCCGGTGTCTAAGCGTGCGATCAACCAAACGAACTACTCTTTGCAGGACGTAGTTTTAAAACAAATTTCGCTTGGTGTTGCCCGTACTTTGAACAAATGGATGTTTTCGGGGGCTGCGTTGTCTGGTGCAAGTAACGGCGTGTTTGTAAAGGCAAAACCGGATGTAGAATATACTTCCGCATTGACGTTCGCGAATATTGTTGCACTTGAATCTACTGTCATGGATGCGGGCGTAGATGTTACGGACGGTACAGCCGCCTATGTTTGCACTCCAAAGGTGTATGGTACTTTGAAATCCACTCCCAAAGCGGCGGGGGCTGCTGAAATGATCTGCCAAAATGGTATGGTGAACGGTTATCCGGTTCTTGTTACTAACTACATGGACGCCGATTCTATCGGATTCGGTGTATTCTCCAACGCTGCTATCGGTCAGTTCGGCGATATGGATTTAGTTATAGACCCGTATACCGGAGCGAAAAGTAATGTCGTAAACTTTGTGTTGAATACTGATTATGATATTGTTGTAGCTCGCCCGGAAGCCTTTGCCATCGCAAAGAAAAAAGCTTCTGCCTAATCCTATAACCTATCATTCACTAAAGGGCTGGGGCTTCGGCTCTAGCCCTTTCTAATTTATACAATATGGCACAATACGTAACACTCGAAGAACTCAAACAGCATTTAAACGTTGACTTCGACACGGACGACGCGTATATAACCGGGCTTATCGAACCCGTTCAACTTCTTATCGAATCGTATCTAAATAATCCGCTAGATACCTACGTTAAGGACGCAAAAATAGATCGGCGTATCTGGCACGCGATCCGCATCCTTATAGCGAATTACTACGCAAACCGTGAATCGGTAACATTTGCCACTCCGCAAGTTATTCCGGGGCACATAGAACTATTACTGCAACCTTTAAAACGATATACGTAATGCAAGCAGGATTATTAAACGAAATGATCTCTTTTTACCGTAGCGAGTCAAAGCGCGATAATCTGGGCGGCACGTCTGAAAGTTGGGTGAAAGTATTCGATAAACGCGCATACATTCGCTTTAAGTCGGGTGCACGTAAAGAAGCGAACGGCGAGATATATAATACGACCGTTAATACGATAATGATTCGCATCTGTAAAGAGATCAACGCTAAAATGAGGATCGAATACGACGGGCAGAAATACAAGATTCTATCTATCAATCACGACCGGAAGCAACAAGCAACGGTTATAGAAGCGGAGGTAATCAATGAGTAACGACAATTACACCGGGCGCAACTTGTATCGCGTCGAAGTGGATGCAACGCGAGTAAACGAACTACTTAAACGGTTGAACGATAAAGAAGCAAAGAAGGCAATTTCCTCCGCTCTTAGAAAGTCGATTCTTATCATTCGTAAACAGGCACAGGAAAATCTAGTTTCTGCTGTTAATGATGCGGAATTTAGCAGTTCTAAGAATGGCGTATCGTTCAAACCGTTAAAGAACGAAATAAACATAGCAGTTTATCGCAATGCTTCCGGCGCACGGGTCGACCTGATCGACCGACGCAAAAAGGGATCACGCGCCTATATGCTGAAATGGTTTGAATCAGGAACCAAAGAACGAGCTACCAAAAAAGGAGCGAATAGAGGTATTATAAATGCTTCCCACTTCTTTTCTAATGCGGTCAAATCGAAGCAGAAAGAAGCAGAGAACTCACTAGAGAAAAATATAATTGATTCTATAATGAAAGTAGCAAATAAAAAGAAATGAGTTTATCAATAGGCGCACACGTATACAAGAGATTAAGCGACTCTACAGAGTTGGCAAAATTGGTTTCTGATAAAATATATGCTATCTCGACCAAAACGGAGACATCTTTTCCGTTTGTGATCTACAAACGCAACTCCTTAACGCCGGAATATACGAAAGATAGGTACGGTACGGGTGACACAGTTTCGGTTGAGATCGTTGTCGCCAGTGATAACTATTTGAACTCTGTTACAATCGCGGAAGAGGTACGTAAATCACTCGAAAACAAACGAGGAAGTTATGATAACTTCGATGTGATCGATTCTAAACTAATTAGTGCGAATGAGGATTTTATAGAAGATACTTTTATTCAAAGCCTCGTATTCTCATTTAAAACTGAATAATTAACTAAAACACGATAAAATTATGAGTAAAGCAAAATCTGTGTTAGGAAAAGACCTAATGTTATTCATCGACGGTAAAGCCATCGCACTTGCCACATCTTGCAAATTGGGGCTTTCGGCTGAAACAATCGACACACAAAGTAAAGATTCGGGTATCTGGACGGAAAAGGACATTAAAAAACTTTCTTGGAACGCTTCCAGTGAAAACGTATTTAGCGCGGATGCAGATGCGAATAGCTACGATAAACTATTCGCTTTGTTCTTGGCGCATAAACCTGTTGTTCTGAAATTTGGCGTTGTTGGCAATCCTGACGTAAACGAAATGCCCGCCGCCGGATGGACGCTAGCGGAAGGTGCATATACAGGTAGTGCGGTTATCACTTCGCTAGAAGCGAATGCGCCGGATGGAGACAAAGCAACACTATCAATCAGTTTCGAAGGAACCGGACCGCTTGCAAAGGAAGCAGCTAGTAAATAACTTACGGGCGGTGTTTTGCCGCCCTCTAAACGACTTATTCAATGAAAATAATATCACTTAACGGAAAAGATTTCTCTTTGAAATATACGCTTCGTGCGTTCTTTGTGTTCGAATCTATATCTGGCTATCCGTTTCAGTTCGGGAAATTATTAGATGAATACATTTTGTTTTATTCGTTCCTGATTGCTAGTAATAAGGATTCGTTTAATATGGAATTTGACGAGTTTATAGAATTGTGCGAAAATGATTTGACTCTATTCGAACAATTCAAAGAGTTTATTTTGGATGAAATCAAACTACGTTCGCAATCGGCGGGAAATGACGTAAAAAAAAAGAAGGTGACGACACGGAAACGAAAGCAGTAAGTATTCGCGAACTCTATTCGCGTGTTGTCGGTGAGGGCGGGATCGCTCCCGATTACTTCCTCGATAAAATGGACTTTATCGAGGTTGAATCGTTTATAGACGGATTGAATCGACGCAATCGGGAAGCGTGGGAACAAACTAGATTGTTAGGTTTCATTATAGCGCAATCTAATAGCACAAAGACGCTAAAGCAAACCGATATACTCCGGTTCCCGTGGGATGAAGAAGAAAAGAAAGATACGAGCGTAACGGACGAAGAAATGCAACGATTACGAGCTAAGGCAAAAGAAGTAGAATCACAATTAAATACGAATAAAGATGTCTGATATAATAACACGATTATTGCTTAAAACGAATGACTTTGACGCGAATTTGGAGAAGTCAAAAGGGAGTGTAAACCGTTTTCAAGGGGATATTAGTAATATAGCGAAATCCGTAGGTTCTAGCTTTGTAAAAGTTGCGGGTGGTATTGGTTTGGCTGTAAGTGCTAGTGAATCTTTTATGAAAATTATCCGCTCTACACAGACAACAAGTGACGAATTTGATAACACTTTAAATGCTTGTAAAGGAACCGTTGATATATTCTTTCAATCATTATCGTCTGGAAGCTTCGAAGCTTTCAATAATGGTGTATTAAATACAATTTCCAATCTGAAAGAATTATCAGCCTTACGAGATTCTTTAGCCGATGCTAAATTATCCATGGGATTTAATAATAAGATTTTCGAAACCCAATTTACTAAATTCGAATCAATAATTAGAGATACTACTAAAAGCCGAGAGGAACGTGAAAACGCTTTCAAAAGCCTTCAATCATTAAAGGACAATTTTAAGATCGATGTAAATGATACATTGTCCGGTGCTGAAAAAGAATTAATACAATCTTTGAATATTAGAACAGGACGCAAAGATTTTAATATTGATGATATACATAAATATATATCTATTAATAATAATGATTTCTCAACTAGAAACGAAAAGAAAGCTCTTATTGCTTATCAAAATAAGTTATCCGAGTATGACAAACAGATAAATTTGATTCTTGGTAATATTAACTCTACACGTGGTGATACAAATGAGTTTACAGGAGAAACGAAGAAGCAAATGCGGCAGAAGCTTTTAGATTTGAAAGAACAAAAGAATTTATATATACAACAAAATTCAGAACTCGAAAAGCAAAATTTCCTTAATCAGGATAACGATGCTAATAGAGTAGAAATGATAAAAAATTATGAATATACATACGATTTAAAGAAGCGTATGTACGATTTCGACAAACGAACTTTAGAATTGCAAAATAGCCTAAAAAGTTCTACTCCTAAAGACTCCCCTAAAAAAGATTCTATCGCGTGGTATGATGCGGAAATATCCAAATTAAACAAGAAACTCGTAGCAGAAACGGACACGCAAGCCAAATCAACGATTCAAGCCTCTATAAACGAACTCGAAGCCAAGAAAATAAAATTGCAGATTGAGACTAGCGGAAACAGTATAGAAGCGATAAATATTCAATTGTCCGCATTAAACAAGAATCTCATTACCGAAACCGACATGCAAGCACGCGCAACGATCCAAGCGACGATTAACGAGCTAGAGCAAAAGAAGATTAATCTCAAATTTGTAGTCGATCAAGAAGCGTTTAAAATCGCTCACGGTGAGATGAAAGACGGCGCTTTGTCTCTGCCTAAAGCTAATTCTCCGATGATTAATGTAGCGGAAGAATATGAACCTATCATTTCATCGTACAATGAAATGATAGCAGAAAGAGAAAGAAGATTATCGGAAAGCAACGATGATGCTACCAGTAGCTTTATTCAGTCACAGATAGATAAATTTAAAGATACAATCAAAGAATTAAAGGAGCTTCAAGAATTGCAAGAATCCCGAAATAGTGCGATTACGCCTAATGGAGCATATAGTGCTTTTAAAAATAATAGCAGCAAGGATAAAAAAGGTAATGAAACCGATTTTAGAAAAATAAAAGGTATGAAGTTACCGAAATTTGAGTCTCCAATTAAGAAAAAGGATATAGATATAAACGAGGAATACACTAAATCGCTTTATGCAGTTGGAAGTATTATGAGCTCTTTATCTGGAATCACAAACGAAAGCACCGCGGCGTATCTCCAATGGGGTGCGGGCGTAGTCTCGAGCATTGCGCAAGCTATTCCAGCAATTAGAGATTTGATAACAGCTAAACAAACCGAAGCTGTAATTAACGGCGTGACTTCGGCAACCGAAACACCCGTTGTAGGTTGGCTATTGGCGGGCGCGGCTGTCGCCTCTGTAATTGCGGCAATGGCTAGTATTCCTAAATTCGCAACGGGTGGTATTGTGCCTGGCACATCATTCACAGGCGATAAAGTTCCGGCTTTACTCAATTCAGGCGAGATGATTCTAAACGGATCACAGCAAAGTAATTTGTTTCAAATGCTTAATAGCG